TTGCACCCTGACACGCTGATGCGATGGCGCAAAGCTGAGAAGGGGCCGGCGTATTTCAAGACGCCCGGCGTTGTGCTCTACCCATTGGCCGAGGTAGAGCAATTCGAGCAGGCCAACACCATCACCCACAAAAAACCATGAGCTTCAAGCTGAACCTGAGCATCTTCAAGAGCACCAAACCCGACAGCAAGATCGATTTCTCGGGAATGATGAACATCAAGGTGGAAGAGCTGGACGCGCTTTGCCGCTTTGTGATGAGCCAAACCCCGGACCAATACGGCTCGGTCCAAGTGCCGATCAGCGGCTGGAAGAAACAGGCCAAGTCTGGTTTGAATTACATCAGCGCAGTGGGCCAACCACCCCGCGATTGGGTGGATCCTGGCGACGGTGCCCAGAAGCTCGCCGCGGCCTTCGACGGCCAAGTGGTCGAGGTTGACGGCGACATGTTCTGATCACATCAGCTGGCACTCAAGCCGAGCTATTTCGTTGACGGCCTGTTGGAGCAACTGCTGCTGATAGCAGCACTGTTTCAGCAGAGCTGCAGCCATCACGCCCGCGTCTTCGCTTTCGAGCAAGCTGCGGGCTTGTTTTTCGATCTCAAATTTTTGCTCGGTGGAGAGGTCCACCTGCATCCACTCTCCAAAATTCATGGTATGAGCGCGGACAACTCCTACGCTACCGACATTGCGACAGTCTGTAGCAATGTGCGGGTAGACGTTGCAGGTTGTCGGTGGATGCGGCATCATTTGCACGTCTACCGACCTTCGACATGTCCGCCAAACTCGGCAACCTGCTCTGCTTTGTCATCGCTGCAAGCGCCTTCGCGATGATCGGCCTTGATGCCACTGCCCACCACGGCATGACCCATTCCGGCACTCAGGAGTATGTGCGCCATGACTGAACGCTCCTACTACTTCTACATAGAGAGCGCAGCGGTGCGCGAATGCATCCGGGCTGAAAACTTCCAGCAGGCCAAGGCTGAGGCGTTTGATGGCTGGATTCAGTATTGGGATGAGATCCGCTGGCTTAACCCCGACAAAGACAATCACCTAATCACCAATGGCTGAGATCAAGGGCGCACTGCTGCAATGGGCTGACACTCCGGAGGGTTCCTACGGCGAAGGCGTTAGCCGGCCGAAAAGCGGCAGCCGCACCAAGGAATATCGGCTGATCGTCTACCCGAAAGGCGCCAAGCCGCTCACATGGATTACGCGCGCTGAGAACAAAGCCGCGGCCATCAAATACGCCAAAAACCGCTGGCCATCTTCTGAGGTTGAACTGGCATGACAGACCCAGCCCGCGCCAGGCTTTACAGGCTGCTGGAAGGCAGCAACACTTTTAAGGCTGGCCAGTGTTCTGAACGCGACCGCCTGCGCCTTCTGATCGACGTCCGCGTGGACCAACTACGCGGCACGCATGGCATTCGCAACCGCGAGCAGCTTTGCGCTGAACTCCACCGTCTCAAAAATCTGATCGAACCATGACCGAGCAACAACTGGACCAGCAGCGCGCCGACTTTATGGAGTCGCTCTATCGGCGCAGCGGTCGCAATGACCTACCCCTTGGCGACGCACGCCGCAAGACCTACACCGGCCTGTGGGATGAGTTTTGCGCCGACATTGCGGCCAACTTCCGCGATACGGACTACGCCGAACTGTTGGGCAAGGTAGTCAAAGCCATGGATGCCACTGAGTCAGTGATGACCCAGAAGCAAGCCCAGCAAGCCATTCAGGTTTGCCGCGCTCAGTTGCTTGGCAAATGGGCGTGATGCCTGAGGGCCGCAAATTCAAACGCGGCGAGCACAATCTGAATGCACTGCTCACGCCGGAGCTGGTCCGCAAAATGCGGCGGCTCCGTGAAGAGGGTTGGAGTTATCGGCAGTTGGCCTTTGAATTTGATGTCGATGAAAAACACGCCTGGCGAATCTGCCGACGTATCGCATGGGGATGGCTTGATGCCTGACAACGTGAATCACCCGGCCCATTACACCCGCGGGCCGATTGAGGTGATTGAGATCATCGAAAGCACCATTCAGGATGCGTCAGACATGCCCACGGCTTTTTGCCACGGTTCAGCGATCAAATATCTGCTGCGGCTGTGGCTTAAGGGCGACCCTTTAGAAAACGCCAAGAAATGCCGCTGGTATTTAGATCGGCTCATAGCCAAACTGGGCGCATGATGCACCTACCTGGGCTGAACCTGATAGAGCGCTTGGCGCTGCGGATTCTGGTCAAGAGTCCGCGAACCAGTTTGGTGATTGTGAAAGAGCTTGGATGGCCTGGCGTTTTCATCGCGGCCAATACCGACGATCCGATGCTCGCTGAACCTGCCGAGCAAGAACCACTGTCAATGCAGTTAGAGCGGATATACCACCAGCCTGCAGCCGGCGAAAGCGAATGATTCGATTGCACGCTGGTCGCCTGCTGTTGGTCTGCGACCGAGCTGATCGAACATGGCACGCGCGCGTGATCTTGGGTCCAAAGCCTGAGCACCAGATTGAAGCTGACACTGGCGCCATCACGCTGCAAGAGGCTCTATTGCGTGCGCAATCGATTTACCAAGCAGCAGTTGCACAGATCAGACCGCCAGGCGACAAACGAATGTGCTGGGACTGCCTCCAATGGGATACCCAGCGGCATTGCTGCGGGTTGGGGTTGCCAGAATCAAAGAGAAGCGGTGGACGCTATGCGGCCAGGTGCGAATTTTATGAGCCGTTCAGGGGTTGCTAGCCGCACTTATACGGAGCGTCGTGGCCCAACGTGAATGGAACACGCCTGTGCGTGAACCGTGGAACGCTTTGATAAAACAGGCCCTGCAGGGCATCGACCGCCACAACATTTTGTGGTTCGCCTCGGGCGATGGTTGGCACCTACAACAGGCCCAGGTGCTGCGCGAGTACGTCGCCAGCCTCAAGATTTGGATTCACCAGCAGGAGGCAGATCAATGAACGAGGTAGAGGTGATTGGTCGTTATGAACGCGACGGCGGTTTTATCGAAACGCTTGATCGGCCAGGGTTTGAGATTTACTACCGCAGTTGTGTGGGTTCGATCTGCCGCTACTCGTCTGATATGTGGCAGGCCGAGCTTTACCTAGATCATCTACTGGCCAAATAAAGAGGCAGGTGGGGAGCTTGCCGGAGCAGTCCTCCCCTCACCGTCGCCTGCCGTCGGCGGACGCTTCGAGATTCCTCAATAGAAATTTCGAACCCGCAGTCTAGTGCTCATCGTTGAGCCAGCGCGCGATTGCCCATTCGCGAAGTGCGGACCAAAATTCTTGGGCGCGGAACCAAGTGGTCCAATCTTTGTGGCCTTTTGAAGAGTTGCACGCGAGGCAACAGCTAACCAGGTTTTCGCGGACGGTGAGGCCACCGTGCACCTTGGGAACGACGTGATCGAGCGTTGGCGAACGGCCTAGGGGATCGTCGCAATAGGCGCAGCGGTAACTCCACGCCAAGTGGATCTGATCGCGGGCACTGCGCCGCGTGACTAGGCGCGTTTCATCAATGTGGTGCTGTTCCACCTAGATCCGCAGGAAGGGGCAGAGCTTGCACCTCGATATCGATGATGTCTTCATCGCTCGGGATGAACTCGCTTATCTGGCTGTAGATGTCAGCCGGCAAGTCGTCTGGTTCGCTGTCAGAGCGATAGATGAGCTTGGCGGAGATTTCTAGGTAAAACGCCCGCATGGGCTGTCCGCCGCTTGGCACACGGTAGCTGTCGCCACTGCGACTCACTGGATTGCTGAATTTCTTTGGGATCGTGGCGTATCCCGTCGGCGTTTGGGTTTAGTGTCCCGCCATGCAATACATCCTCAAGGTCGGGCCGTGGCATGTCGGCCCCTTCGACACCCACAAGGCCGCTAGCTGGTGGGCTGAAAAGCACGGCGTCGATAGCTTCACCATGCTGCAGCTCGACGACCCAGCAGAGGCGCCTGGCAAGGTGCTGCGGCAGCGCATGGCACCGCTGAAAAACCCGGCAATCATGCTGCAATAAAAAACCCGGTTGACTAGGCCGGGTCGTTGTCTCCTCCGCCAGTCGGACGTTAGCCCTTGCTAGCGGTAACGCCTAGGTCGGCGTTATAGCGGCCAGTCTGCGCGTAGCTCTTCTCAACGCGGCCACTAACCAGCAGAAACTTCATCTGTCCAATGCGCAGGCCAGGCCAGATCGGCAGCGGGTGCAGGCGCCGTTGATTGCGTAGCTCCATAGTCAGCCTGCTGCCAAACCAGCCCGGATCAGCCCAGCCAGCCTCGGCATGGTCCCAGCCTTCACGAGCGCGACTCGACTTAAGAACAAACTGAGCGCCGACGTGATCGGGGAGATTGAAAATCTCCATAGTCTCGGCCAAGAAAAACTCGCCCGGCTGAATCCAAAACGGATCATCAGGCGTGTGGCCGTGCAGCTGGATTTTTTGCAGCTCCGAGGTTTGCGCCACCTCGACCATGATCTGGGTGCCCAGCGTCACGTCATAGCTCGCTGGGTTCAGCTGTTCCTCGTTAAAAGGCGACAGCAGGGAATTGCGCTGGCATAGCCTGCGGATCTCATGGTCTGGTAGCAGCACTGGCGATTAGTAATCCCAGCGAACCCTAGGCCGATCTGGGCCTCTGAGCCCAAGATGCACAAAGCCTTTACCAGCGCCATATCCGACGGAGTGGGGCCAGTTTTTGTCGCACCAGTCTTCCACCTTGTAGATGTCGGCGCCTTCGATGTAGAAGTCAACAGCGCCACAGCCCGGCTTGTAGAGGTGCTCGCTGTTGCTGGCACCATTGACAGCCTTATTGACTGCAGGCGGTCTGTAACCCGATGTGATGATGATTGGCTTGCCACCAAAGGCAACACGCACCCGTTCTAAAAACGCCGCTAGCTCAGCCGCTACCTGCAGCTGGTCCGCACGGTCAAACCGCCGCGCCTCTTGATTTAACGCAAATTCGCCCAGAGTGATGTGCGGGGTCAGCCTGGCCGTAAATGGCGCATCAATGCTGAGCTTGGCTGTTTGCTGCTGATACGCCGGCCGAAATAAACCCCAGCATTTGCCCTCAGCCTTACGCCGTCGCAGCAGGCCTGCCTCAACGTTGGTGCCTGGGTTGCGGTATAGCTCCATGGCTGCAGGGACACCGGCCCAGTCGCGCTCGCGCAAGCAACGGCTAATGGTTTCAAAACCCTGAGAGCCGTAGAAACCACTGCCAAGGTTGTAAGCAAACGACACCAGCGCAGACTTTTGGCTGTCGTCCATCTCTTTCCAGAACGGCACTGAAGTGCGTAGCTTTTCAGCGATCCGGTCCACCTCAAGCCGCAACAGCATGTCGGCTTCGATGATTGTGATTCGATCGCCGCGCTTGACCGGCACGCCGCCGCTATAGCGCGTGGTGCCGTAGCCAATGGTCCAAGGCTCATCGCCGCTCAGCGGGTCCGGGTAGGCGCTTAGGTGCACGCCCTCAAACTCTTTGATCAGCGCGATGGCTGCAGCCAGGTTGGCTTGTTTGCCATCTTGGCTCCAAGTCTTGAACCAACCGCGATCACGGCGCATTGCCGCTTCGTAGCCGTTGCTGGCCAAGTCGGTTTCTAGTTCTTTGATTGCCGCGGCCTGATGGGGCAGCGCTTTGTAATAGCGAAACAGCTGCTCAAGGCTGATCGGTGCCGGGTTGCTCATCGGTGGCCCAGGGTGCAGATATGCGCAGCTCATCGCTGCTGATGATTGGCGGCGGCACGGCAGCAGGTTGGGTTTTGTGCCAATCCTCAATCTCGCGATCTAGCCGCGGTTTCAAGGTGGCGTGAAATTTCCAATCCTGCGCTGCCTTGTGGACTTGGTGCCGCCAGTCCTTATCGCCAAAACGCAGCAACCAAGTGGTGGTGCCTACTTTTTTTTGGCAATCACGTTCAGCAGCTTGACCAGCAGCTGCACCCAGCTGTTTTCACGAATCGGCAGCAGGGTGATGATTTCACTGCCAGCAGCTGCAACGATTGCAATGGCGGCAAGAACGGTGGGATCCATTTGGATTGATTGACTGTTTGAAAGTTAGCCCTGTTGTTCAAGGCGACGCAACCGGCGTTCGTGATCGTCGAGACGTTCTTTGTGATCGCTTCGCAATGCCGTGATCTGCTCCAAGATCAAGGCAACGCGAGTATCCATGACGCTTGCACGCTTGTCGATGCGCCAAAGCGCACCAACGCCAGCGACTATCGCGGCCGTGATCAGTGGCGTGATGAACGGATCCACAGCTGCGATCTGTTGGGTTCAGTCTATCGAAGGTGGCCGCCACGGATCGGCCTGACCGCGCAGAATTACATCCGCTCGGCGGTAATAGTCACACTCGGTTTTGACCGCTGTTTCTAATGCTGCTTTGATCTTGCGCCAGTTCTCTAAAGTTTCAGCATCCATCTACCTAGAGCATTTTGTCTGCTGTCTAAGGCGCTCCACCTCGGCTTTCAATACTTCAATAGCGGAATCTTGCTTAACGTCATCCGGCAATGCGCCCATCTCACCACGCGGCC